AAATTTTCAATCATATTGAATAGGTCGTTATCTCTGACTTCTTCGACAAATTCTTTTACTTTTTTGAAAAAGTCATCAAAATAATTAGGATTGTCTAAAATTGCATGTATTATTTCTTCTAAACCCTTTGCTTTTTTTTGCATTTTTTCTGGTACTCTTTGTTGATTTTGGTCTATTTCTTCTTTTATGCCAAATCTTTGATTAATAAAATCGCTAAATGTTTGCATGTTTGCCTTCTTTTTTTTAAAGCTCCTGCATAGATATGAGTTAGGATTCTAAAAATTCTCACTCTAAGTGAATTAAACATGTTTTTTTTGGGAGTACAAAATGAAGAGAAAACTCATCGACTATGATGTCTTCAAGCAAATTGAACGCAAGTTTCTTCAAACAGCCGAAAAAGAATTAAATGAAGCTGCTGATGCAGTTGCTTCAGCACTTGGCAAAGACAATGTTGCTCTTTTTGGCATTACAGAAAATGAAACAACTTATGCCACTGATCAGGGGACACTTGTTCATGCAACCTACATCATTGATGACTCCAAGCTTTTGCTTGAAAACATTGAAGAATTAGTTGTTGATGAAGCCTCTCAAATCAATGAAGGCAAAAACATCCTCGACAGAATGGTTGATTCTATTCTTGATGATAACAAAAATGCAGCAAGTGATCTTTTCTCTAATTATTTCAGTCTTCCTTACATTCGTGTAAACTTGCAAGAAGGCGTTATCAATGAAGCTAAAAAGGGTGGCAAAATGCCTCCCCAGCTTGTTGCTCATTTCAAGAAAATGGCAGCTAAAAAAGGCAAGAAAGGTAAGGGCAAGGATGACAAGCGTCAAGAGTTGATGAAAAAGCATTCAAACAAAAAGATGTTTAATCTCACTAAGAAAGCTAAGTCAAAAACAATTAAGGAGTGGGCAAGTGTTTCCAAGAATGTTCTTGATTACATTGATTTCAGAACATTTGGCACCCCAACATTGACTGAAACTGTAAAAGACAGATTGGGAAATGTTGTCGCAATAGCAATTCCTAAATCTCAATTAAAAAATGAAGCCAAAATGCTTTCTTTCAATTGGAAGACTCTTAATACCGATGTTATGCATCAGCGTGAATTCATGAAAATGCTTGCACATAATGTACATTGGGGTCTTGCTTGTAAAGATATGAAGCGATGCAATTCAATGAGCGATGCTTCAAAACTTCAAGAAACAATTGAAAATGTTATTTCTGCTTTCCCAAGTGTTATTTATTTAACTGAAGCAGAATTGGCAAAGCTTATTAGCGACACTTTAGTTAAAGAAAGTGTCAGAAATTTTGATGATAATGATTGCATATTTTTAGCTGAAGGCATCCTTAGAACTTGCTATGACAATTTCAAGGACAAAGTTAACCAGATTTATAAATTAGGTGAAACATTTGATGCTGATAGCTATGAGGCTTTCAGACATGCTTCTGAAGTCATGGTTGAAAAGCTTGACGAAGTTGCTAACAGTGAAAGAATGGCTTTTGAAGACACCTTCAAAGCTTTGAACAGCTTGGGAAATCTTGCAGAACAATATGGCGACATTGCTATCAAGCATGAGGTCAATGCTTATCTTGGCGAAATTGAGCAAGCATTAGTAGGCAAGAAAGAATTTGATCTCGATGTTTTAGAAGAAGCTGCTGTCATGTTAAAAGCGGCGGCAAACTTGCCAATGAGCGGTGCTTGGTCTGTTTCTGATAAAGTTTATAACACTGTGACTGGCGATGTTGATGCTATTTTAAAGTATAGCAAAATTGACGGCACTCCCGGAAAGTATGCTTCCACTCGTTCGCCTTTCGTCAGCGATGGCAAGTCTTATGACAAGCTAGGTATCGAAGACCTTAAGCAGGGTTATTTGACCCATGATGGCTCTGATGTCTATCCAAATGTTAAGAATCCTTATGTCCCCAAGGCTGGTGATTTCAAGATTCATGGCGAAAAAACGATTGATTCTGACAGTGATGTTCTTGGTTATGATGATGGTCCTGATACTTGGAACAAATTGAAGAATCCTTATATTCCTGCTAATGGCATGACTTTGGCTAACAGCTTTAAGCTACTCAAGGGTAGCGAAAGGGGTTAATGTGAGTATGCTACTTGTGGATTGCTGTTCTAATGGCGGAATTCACATGAATATGAATGAGTCCACCGTAAGTGGACTCACCAGATTTCGTGGAAAATTTCAACAAGCCGACGAAATAAACAAAAATAATAGATGTTATAGCTATAATGTTCTAGATAAAAATATGCGTGATTTAGTGGAGTGCGTTAATGCAAGAGGTTTAGTAGGTGAACTTGATCACCCCTCTGATTCCATCATTCACTTTGAAAAAGCATCCCATGTTGTCACAAAATTGTGGTGGGAAGGCAAATCCTTGATGGGAGAAGGAGAAATTCTTAACACTCCACATGGAAAAATTTTAAAAGCTCTAATTAACGATGGTGTTAGAGTAGGCATTTCCTCAAGAGGTGTAGGAAATGGTGCAACAAATGATAAAGGCGTGTTAATGATTACAGAGTCATACAAACTTATTACATTTGATGCGGTTGCTGATCCTTCTACTTATCAAGCATTTCAGAAAAAAATTACAAGAGAAAGTTATATTCCTAATAATTTTTCTACAAGAAATGAAAGCAGAAGCATACATAATGTTAATAAGGACGCATTAATAGCTTGCTTAGGCGGGTTAATTAAATCTAAAACCAGTAACATCATAGGGAGACTGTAATGAATAAGATTTTTAATTCTTTGAAGAATCTTCTTCCGGCTGATCAAGTGAACGAAGTTGCTCATGCTGTAAATGACATGTTAGAAGAATCCAAAAAGGAAATGGAAGCTGAATATAATAAAAATCTTGAAGAAGCTTATATGCAGCTTACCAGCGAACTCTCACAAGCAGAAAAGACTGCTTATAAGGGTTACAATGAAGCTTATCAAATCATTGCAGATCTTCAGGAAAGAATTGCTAATCAAAAGGTGGAATTTGAGAACGCTCTTGAAGAAGGCTATGAAGAAGCGTACCAAATGCTAATTGCTGAAAGAAACAACAAGAACAGCGTCGAAAGCGATCTTTATGAAGAGTACGATTCAAAACTTAGAGAAATGAAGGAATACATTGTTGACAAAGTCGATGAATTCCTCCAAGTCAAAGGCGTAGAAATTTACGAACAAGCCAAGCGTGATCTCATGGCAGATCCACGCATAGTTGAACACAAAGTTGCACTCGACAAGATTGTTAACATTGCATCTGATTACATTGCTGGTGATGAGCAAATTTTCTCATCTTCTTCTAAACTTGAAGAAACCCGCAAAGCAGTTGAAGACCTTAAGGGTCAGCTTCGTATGATGGAAGCTCGCAATATTCGTCTTTCAACTGAAAACACAAAATTGAATGAGAGCGTCAAGAGAGCTTCTGAAGTCATTAGCGAGAGCCGTTTTAATAACACTAAGCGTATCGCTAATGAACAAAGGGAGCGTGGTATGAAAGCAAAGAGCGCAAGCGGGAGAGGTCAGTTAATCACTGAAAATGTTCAGGTAATCTCTGAATCAACTTCAGTGAACGCAGACAACGATCTTCTCGTTCTTTCAGGTATCAAAAAGGCTAAGTAATTTTACTAAAGAAAGGTGATTAAAATGAGTCTTAATGCAGCTTATCTTAACGAAGCTAAAGAACTAGAGAGCCGTTGGGCGAAAACTGGTCTTCTCAGGGGTATTGAGGATACTCATACCCGTGCTGCTACCGCAGTTTTGCTTGAGAACCAACGCCTAATGCTCGAAAGAGAAAAGCTTTTCAACGAAGTGTCAACCGACACTGCCGATGTGGCTCAGTTCAAGAGAATTTCTATTCCTCTTGTCCGCCGTATCTATCCCCAGCTTATCGCTAACAAGATCGTTAGCGTTCAGCCCTTGCTCGGTCCTACCGGCTTGGTCTACTATCTCCGCTTTAGATACTCTTCCAACAAGGGTTCAGTCCGTGGCGCTTCCAACAACGGCGGCTTCCCCACTGATGATGTTAACTCACTCCAGCAGTTGGCTGATGGTACTGCTAATCTCGATGTTTACTACTCCTCACAGTTTATAAACAACGAAAGCACCAGCACCAATAACGGCGTGACAACCTCAAGCGTTTTCAGCCCATTGGAACACACCCCAATTCTTGCTGGAACCATCACTGGTACTGTTTATGATGGATCTACAGCCATCCAGACATTCGTCGTGTCTTCCGCTGGCACCTTTACATTCACCGATATCGGTTCTCCTTCACCCAAGGCTCAGGCTTCTGGCTCAAGCATCGACCTCACCACTGGTGAGTTCACCCTTGCTTGGACTAGTGCCCCCGGCGAGAACCACTGCGTTGTCTCCTATGAGTACAACATGGAGTGCAATCAGGATCTTCCTGAGATCAACTTGGTCGTTGAATCAGAAGACATCATTGCCAAGACCCGTAAACTCAAGGCAGTGTGGTCTTATGAAGCACAGCAGGATCTCCGTTCACAGCACAATCTTGATGCTGAAGCAGAGTTGACCGCTGTTCTTGCTCAGGAAATTAACCTTGAAATCGACCGTGAAGTGTTGGGCGACCTCCGCAACAACGCCGGTACTGTCTCCGCTTGGGACTTCAGCACCGCTATCGGTCAGACCATCAAGGAAAAATACGAAGCTCTCTATGTGAAGATCATTGAGGTCTCCAATGTGATCCACAGAAAGACCCTCCGTGGCGGCGCTAATTTCATCGTGACCTCACCTGAAGTTGCTTCAATCTTTGAAACCGCTACCGCTGGCTTCGCTCCTGCTCCTTCCGAAACCTTCACCTCCTCCTTGGGTGTGCAGTATGTCGGAACAGTGGCTAACCGC